AAAAGTGAAGGATGAAGAAGTCACATTCTTTGAAACATACACAGCAAATGCCCGTTATAAATGGAAGCAACAAAGTGGAGAATGGAATGCCGTTATAGAGCCGCAAACCATTAAATTAATGAAAATCCCCGGTGCTTACGCTTTCCGTCATGTGCCTATATACCACGGACTATCACATATCCGTGAAGAAATCGAATATACCTTATCACGCAACTCTGATGTGATAGCCTATAATTCCGCACCCGTCTTGAAGGTAACAGGAGAACTTGTTGGCGATGAGGATAAGGGAGAAACACTGAGGCTTTTCCGATTGAAGAATGGTGGTGATGTCGCTTATGTGTCATGGACGCAAGCTATTGAAGCGTTGAAGTATCACGTAGAAACCCTACTCAAACTATTCTTCATGCAAGGGCAGATGCCCGACCTTTCATTTGAAAATATGAAGTCACTCGGCAACATCGGTTTTGATGCGAGACAAATGATGCTGTCTGATGCCCACTTGAAGGTAGGCGATGAATCAGGTGCTTGGATAGAGTTCTTTGAGCGCGAATGTAATGTTATCAAAGAGTTCTTGAAACTTATGAATACAGACTGGAAAAGTGAGATTGACAATGTGGAGGTTGAGCACATCATCACCCCATTCATACAGAATGATGAAGCGGCTATGACCGATATGCTCATCAAGCAGAATGGAGGCAAGGCGATCAAGAGCCAGCTTGAAACCATCAGAGAGGCTGGCGCTAAAGACGCTGAAGCTACCCTTAAGCAAATCCAAGAAGAAGATAAGGCGGCTTCGCAAGCGAGAAAAACCAGTTTATTCGATTCTGCAGAATAATCATAAAACAAAATGTTATGAGAAATAGAATATCAAAATGGCTTGTTGGATTAGCCAATAAAATCAATCTGCAAGAACAAGTATGTAGTATTGAACGAGTTGAACACTACGAGGCGAAGAAGCTTGGCATCTGTCTTGGTTGCACCAAGAAGGAAATTAAGGATTATCGAAAGAAGATGAAACTCGATGAAGGCTGGTCTAATCGCAAGGCTGATGAAATGCTCATCAAGGAGATTAAGAAAGATGTGCGCCAGACTATTATAGACTCCATTGACAAAAATGGATTAATAGAATATTCAGTAGAAAAGGAAAAAGGCGAAATTGCTGTCACTGGTGAAATCAAAGTGTATGTTAAAAAGGAATAATGGCAAAGAAAATCATTTTCAAATCCAAATACCATTGCAGGGATTGTCAGTATAGCTATGATTGGCACGAAAAGGACTGGAGAGGTGAGTTCTTCATGTGCAAATGCCCTTTCTTCAAATACAGCAAATTTTTGAATAGAGATGTATGTGATAAGTTTGAAAAGAAATGAGCTATCTGGATTATGATGGTAATAGAATGCCGGAAGGTGAATGGCTTGACTTCATCTTCTTCGTTTTCATAGTTACAATGTTATTATTGCAGTTTCGTATGGCAAAGCCTAACACTCCCAATCAGAAGAAAATGTATCAAGAACTCGGCAAACGGCTGGATAAATATACAGCCGTTGTTGAGCAGATATACGAATTCCTCAACTTGGAAGCCGCCAAGATTGTTGGAATAACCGATTATTCTGCCAATACTCCCATACCTTTCAAATTTACTGACTATCCGCAAACCCAAAAGCGCATAAATGATTTGCAAGCGGCATTTGTCAATGATATTCATTCTGTCATCTATCGTGGTACTTCTGATGAGTGGAAGAATAGCAATGAGGTACAAGATTTGATGGCTGACAAGGTTCTGAAAGCCTATACCGCCACTATTGATAAAAAGAAGTACAAAGTTCTCTATCAAACCAATTCTGATGCTTTGAAAGCATTTCAGAACCGCAGGGACAGAGGGTTTAATGTATCGGCTAAACTCTGGCAACAGTCCACTATCTATAAGGAAGAATTGGAAGCTGCCATTTCCTGCGCAATTCAGAAAGGGACCAGTGCCGTTACGTTAAGCAAGCAAATCTCCAAATACCTACTTGATTTCCCGTCACTGCAAAAGGACTACAAAGAGAAGTATGGAAGTGCAGAACACTTGAAGGATTGTGAATACCGTTCTATCCGATTGGCTCGTTCTGAAATAAACATGGCTTACCGGACTGCCGAAAATGAAAGATGGAAACAGATGGATTTCGTTGTAGGGTATGAAATCAAACGCTCCGGCAGAGAATTTCCGTGCGTGGTGTGTGAATCATTGACTGGTAAATACCCGAAAGATTTCGTTTGGACTGGCTGGCACCCGTCCTGCCGTTGTTATAAAATACCCATCCTCAAAACGGAAGAAGAATTTTGGGAATGGGATGGTAGACGTGAATCTACGACTGAAAGTGTGAATGAAGTCAAGGATGTACCGAATACATTTAAGCAGTGGATTGGCACAAATTCCCAACGCATAGCAGATGCAAAGAGAAGGGGAACTTTGCCATATTTTTTAAAGGACAACCCGTCATATTTTAAATAATAACGGCTTATATACAGATACATTCAGTTTCATAACACGGAGTACAAGATTACTTGCGTGCCGTGCGTGTTTTGTACCATAGTAGAAAGTTCTTATTTTTCTTTTTGCATTGAAGGAATACTATAACTTTGATAATGAGGAAAAATATAGTTAATTTTATTTGAGTTTCAAATAAATTGTGTATATTTGCATCAAAGCATGTGAAGCTACATGCCACAGAACTTGTCGTTGTGATTTGCTTTCAATTAGCACAACCGAATTGAAAATACATTGCTCTAAAAAGTGTTTTTAAGTTCTACGGAGATAGTCTGCTGGCATGCGTGCTATGCAGGCTATTTTTTAACTTAAAATTCACGTACAATGGACAGAAAACAACAAGTTTTGTTGAGATTGAAACCGAAAGTGAAGGCGTTCGGGTTCAACAAAAAGGAATTGATGAGTGTCGCCGCCAAGATTGCCGACAATCTAACTTCCGCAGATGATGCCTCCGACGAGGATGTAAACGCAGAGATTGATACAGCGATTGATGCGGTTCTCCCCTATCTACAAGTCAGCCAGTCTTTCGCCAATCGAGTAATCGAAGAAAATCGCAAAAAGAATGACGACGACGAAACCGATGACGGCGATGACGATGAGTCATCGAATACTACCAATCGCCAGACGGGTTCAAACAAGAAAAATCCCAAAAACAAAGGAAAGAATGACGATGCACCGGAATGGGCCAAGGGAATGATGCAAACCATCGAAATCTTGACTGGTAAAATTTCTGCATTGGAAGGAAACGAAATCACGACGTCCCGAAAGGCGAAACTTGAGGCTCTCCTTAAGGACGCTGGCACATTTGGCTCCCGTACTCTGAAAAGTTTCTCTAAAATGAGTTTTGAAAGCGATGAAGAGTTCGAAGAATTCTACTCCGAAGTTGAAGAGGATTTAAAGGCTTACAATCAGGAACGCGCAGATGCCGGACTTTCCACTATGGGAACTCCCCCTGCTGCCAGTGGCGGTAAGTCCAAAGAAGAAGAGCCATTCAATGATAATGAAATTGACGAAATGGCTGAATTATTGTAACAATTAAAACCAAATGAAAAATGGGAGCAGTAGATGTAGGTACTATTGAATCTTTCGGTTTCGGAAACGACCCGATTGTTATCCGCAAATACGTAGCAGGTATTAAAGGCGGTAAAGTTTTGGATGTAAGCAATTTCAAAGGAGAGTTTATCCGTGCAGGGCATGTGATTATTCGTGATACGGAATCCGACACATACAAGCCTATGCCTGTAAACTCCAACGGAGATGCCTATGAGGCATTGCCGGGAAAACATGAGTATGTAGGTGTATGCCATGCAACCAAATCAGCAAAAGAGCCGTTCGTGTCTATCATGCACACTGGAGTGGTAAACGATGCTGCCGGCCCCTATCCTTTGGATACAATCAAAGCGGCTCTGAAAGCAGCTATTCCGACACTTGTTTTTGAACACGACTAAAAATGGAGGTATAATTTATGAATGAGTCATTATTTCAAAAATACGTTGCCAAATTCTTCCCTAAACTGCAACGGTTAATCGAAAAAGTAAACGGCAAGAGAAACAAAAAACTCACCTATCTTCACAAGGGAGATAATGCCATGTTGCGTACGGAATATTCTCCGGACAACAAATGGGAAAGCACTTCTGTCAATACGACCTATGTGGCAGCTGACTTCGTGGCTGTAGATTCCGAACTGCCGGTTAAAAGCCGTGATAGCATTGCATCAGCCAACGGAAAGCTGCCCAAAATCGGTATGTCCAAAATCCTGAAAGAGTCGGACATTAATAACATCAATGTGATGGAAGCGCAGGGTGGTAATGCAAAAGTCATCGCTGGCAAACTTGCCAATGATGCTGTCGCTTGCTCAGTCGGTATTGATGAAAGGAATGAATACAACTTCCTGTTTGCTCT